AGCATGTGGTCTCAGACTATCAATTCTTTGTGCAGACTTTGCAAAAAGAATATCTTTAATTTGATCGCTAATGTCAGCTGCAGAAGCATCTGTAGCAATCATATTGACGAGTTCTTCCATGATTTATCAGGTACTGATAAGGTTATTTATATTTCTCCCTCATTGGGACCTGGTTCTTTGGGAGCTTTTTGTGGTTGTGGTGCGGGTGTGGGAGCTGCTTGCTGCTCTGCTCCGCCCTGTTCCATACCCTGTTGCTGCATCATGGGATCCATTGCAGCACCTTGTTCTAACTCCAACATCTGCTGGTTTGGATCTGGAAGAACACCCGCCGCAATTTCTGCTTCGATCTGGTTATCGATCTCAACAATCTCCTGATCTCTCTGACGCAGAATCTGTCTTCTTACATACTCGGTAGAGTAGTAACGACCAACATAAGGTTCGATTTGCATCAGAAGAGCTAAGCGACCCTCCATCAGTTCTTTATCTTTCAGTTCCGCAAAGTGGTTGTCGTAGATAAAGTCAAACTGAATGTGCTCAGACATGATCTCCCAATCTTCGGGAGTAACAATGTTCTTAAGAAGTAGTTGTGTTCTGAGAAGATCCAAGAATAATGCACTAAATCTCTTACGCAGTCTCCCAACAAACTTAGCAAACTTCAGTTCGTCACGAGTAATTTCGCTGGAACGACCGAGATTGAAACCATCTCCAGAACCCGCGATTCTAGATTCGGGCACTGCAAGAGATCTGTAAAGTTTGCCTTGGAAGTATTCGATATCCGAAAGTTCACCAAGGTTTTGTCCACCAGGAAGAGTAGTGATCTCAGTTCCACGACCACCTTCACGACGAGGTAACCAGAAGTCTTCCAACATGGACATGTACTTCTTATCGTCGCGCATCTCACCAGTGTTGGAATCATACACCAGTTTGTTGCGATAGCGAGACATTACATCGCGCAAATATTGTTCTGCCTTAACCTTAGGCAGGTTACCCACATCGATGTAGAAGATTCTACGCTCAGGTGCTCTACTCAAACGGTAGATAACCAGAGAGTCTTCGATCATTCTTAACTGATTCAAAGACTTAATTGCCTTTTGAAGATAGGAAAGAACTGTACCCTTGTTTCTATCTACCAGACCAGAGGTACAGTATGCAATAGATTCTCTAGAGAACTTAACACCTTTCATTGCCTGACTAGCGCCAGGTTGACCAATGTTTACTGGGAATACTGGTTTTGGGGTATAAAGAAAATACTCTTCAATCTCTGGGAAATATACTTTATCAGCTTCATGTACATTAGCAGTATTGAAGATCTGACCCTTATCATCTTTCTTCTTTTCCTTACGCACATAGCGCATTTTGACAGGATCAATGTATCTAAGTTCTTGAATACCCTCGTTAGGATTCTTAAGATCGATTACCTTATTGTAATATAATCTTCCATCTACATACCAATTCTTAAAGATTTCATGTGCCTTAGTATCAAAGTCCAGAAGATCTTTGATGTGCTTGAACTCTTCGCGAATAATATTCTTAATACCATCAGATGCTCTAAGATTCTCCAGATCAATCTCTACAGGAGAATCATTAGTATCTGATACAATTGCTTCGTTTACGATATCTTCTACGGCATTATCCACCTCTGGGTGGAGTGCCATCTCTCTATACTTTCTAATAAGTTCATGCTCAGTCTTGTAGATCCCTTCGAGATCTAAAACTTGACTGGAAAATCCACTAGAAATATAATAGTCAACCCCGTCCTCTCCTGTTTGAGGGACGGGGGACACTACACCTTTCGGTGCATCATCATTATCTTCAATAGAAAATCCAAAAAGACGAGCCATTATTATAAGAAGTGCCTGATTATTAACTATTTATCAGGCAACCGCTCCGCCATTTCCGTCAGCTTCCCACCACTGAACTTGCAGTGTTACGGTGAACTCCTCAACGGCATCGCTCTGATCGTAAGAAAGATCGATCTGAGAAACATTAGTTGGGAATACACTGTAGAACTTGTAAGTTCTCAGGATGGGCAGATTCTGATCAGAAGTCTGCGAACTTGCAGCAACAGGTGCTCTGCCTAACTGATAGACATATGCATCTCTGGTGTAGTCTTCTGGGTTAACATTACCAGCATTGTCAGACACTTTCGACATGCTGTTCATCCATCTCTCGAAGGAAGAGCGGATAGCAAAGTCGGTGTCATTAATGACGGTGATGGTCCACTCGTCGAATGTTCTATCACCAGCAATCTTAAGTTGGCGACCTCTGAATGGAACAGTGATTGGAGCGATGTTAGATGCTGGAAGGGCAGCTGCCTTTACCAGGAATCTAGATTTAACATCGATGTCACTGACATCAGAATCAACAACTCCATCGGGGAACGCTAAGACCACCTCAAAGAGGTTAGGTCTTGCGATACCACCAGTGAGTCTAGATTTAAACTGGTCAATAGTCCTTTCGGATGTTCTTGGGGGATTTTGGTTGTTAATTGCCATTGGTCTTTTCCTCTATGTTATCTGGTTTAAATCAAACTCTACCGATGACTTCTTCAAAGCTGACACCCGTGCGGGTGGCAACGAAAGTCAGACCAATGAAGTTAATCGACCTTGCGGGCTTGATGTAGATGTCCGCAATAAACTCATTAGAATCAATAACGGCAGGTGTGTTGTTAGTTTCGTCACAGACAACGACGAAATCAGTGATACCTCTCTTCGATTGAACATCACGGAGGAATGGTTCAACAATGTTGATGAAGTTCAGTCTAGTGATCTCATCGTTGAACTCGAACAGGATGTCCTTAGCGGCAGCAGAGATTGCCTTCTCCAGATAGATGAACAGGCGGCGAACATTGATTCTATCGAATGCAGATGCTTTACCAAGTCCAGTCTTATCACCGAAGAGGATAATGCCAGCACCAGGAGAAACAACAATAGGGTTGATTCTATTAGTGTAAAGTTTGTCTCTATGAACCTGGTTAGGAGTATAAGCAAGTTTGACCGCGTTCAGGATAGCGCCTCTTGCAGTACCACCAGGAGAGAACCAGGGGAAGTTGTTGATATCATTTCTAGCACAGGTGCCAGCGATATCGCCATTCAGAGGTACATATCTGAACTGCTGATTGAATCTGTCATACATGTACTTATAGCTGCTATCAAATACAGCGTAAGAACTCGATGCGACAGGAGCGTAGAACTCAATGATGTTGTTGGTCACGGTATCAGCATCGAGAGTAAGTGACTCACCGACAGCAGCAGGACTCAGGAACGCGCCTCTCCATGGAGAGATAAATGCGACTGCATCCTTTCTAAACTCAGCGACTTCAATCAGTTTGTTGGCAAGAGCCATGGTTTCATATTTACCATGGTTAGCAGAACCCTGCAGAAGGAAATCGATTGCAATTTCATCTGGGTTCTTAAGCAGATCGTAACCAGCAGAAAGAGAACCGATATCAATGTTCAGAGCATTGCTAGCAGCAATGTCAACAACACCATTATAGTTCGTACCACCAGCAAGAGTGCCTTGATAGTTACCAACGGAACTAAAGGTTACATCCTTAACATCTTGGTCCCAACCACCATCTCCGAAGACATCCCATCCATCAGAATCGAAACCAGTGGTAACGATTCCAGCAGGAGCAGATCCACCGAAGAGATTCTCAGAACCTACCTCAAGAACTTTTCTCCAGTAAGAAGCAGTTCCAGCGGAGAACTGAGCGTCCTTACCCTTGGACATATTGAAATGCTTCTCAAGGATAGTTCCAGCATTTCCTGTGATTGCGCCACTATCGTCGAATACCAGAACATGAACCTCGTCAAATCTGGAGTTTCTAGCAGCAGCGAAAGAAGATGTTCCAGGTTTCTCAGCGAAGGTATTCCAGGCAAGAACCGAACCGTTGTTCAGAGTAATGCTTTGGTTATCAAACCAGTCGCGAGCACCCGTGTAGGAAATTGTTGGAGTGTAATCCGTTACAACACCAGCGACTGCCTTACCATATTGGGCAGCAACAAATGTGTGGATACCCAGTGCGCCAGTCTCGCTAAACTGATAAATGCTTCTCTGTTTGTAATCGACTGCGGTTTCAGTTCCAGCAGCAGATACATGGGAAACCAGTTTAACAGTTACCTGACCAGCACCGATTTCTGTGATCTGTCCTTTGAAGTAACCATCGAGCAGAGAGGTTGCACCAGCACCAGCAACGACTGTTCCAGCAGGAACTGCCTGAGTGATACCGTAACCGACTCTCAGGTCGATAGCATTAACAGGGTTAATGGTAGAACCGTAACCAAGAACACTGGTGGTCGTGATACCAGTGATGATCTGGTCGCCTAAACCATCGATAGTTGCAACCGTAATTCCGTTCGACCAGGAACCAGGGTTCTTAGCGGCATAGACAACACCAGTGATGGTGTTCTCGTTGTAACCCAGGTTGATGTAGTCGTCACCACTTTTGATCTTAACGCTAGAAGCAGATCCGACAAACCCATTCTTGAGTTCTTCGTCGTCGGCTCTAACGACTCTCATTACACCGCCATAAGCGAGGTAAGAAGAAGCGGTATACCAATATTCGTAGTGGTTATCTTTAGGATATGGCTGACCGAAGGTATCCAAAAGATCCGCTTCAGTCTCGATAAGTTCTGGTGTCTCTACTGGTCCTTTAGCGAAGGGAGCGACCAGACCGCCAGTGCGAGTAGATGTCGCATCTACTCTACCGTTGGTTAGATCAACTTCCCTTACATTAATTCCAGGAGATGCTAAATTGAGCGGCATCTGTAACTCCTTGTAGAATCCAATAATCTAAAAATATTTAGGTAAAGGGTTGTTTTCAGTGGGGAAACAGTGCATGAACATCCTACCAGTCAGGATATTCCCATCTATCGAAAACTGCATTAGTCATCCTGCTCAATACTATTCTTTTTTTGGTGCAGTCTTTACACTCATAAGAATATGCAGATAATCCACTACCTCTTCGAGTCTTATAAAAATCCGACACAAGGTCTTTTACCTTCAGACACGATCTGCATCTTCTCTCTTTAAAGAGGAAATGTTCTAATTCAAACTCCTCTTCAAAATCCATCAGTAATACTCCCACATGAATGAGCGATCACCATATTCGTCAGTCTTCCATAAAGTTCCGTCGCTATCTACAAACTCTTCTTCATCATCAAGACCATTGAGAATAAATCCAAATGGTGCCATGTCCTGCTCAATTTGGTTCTTCTGTTCTTCGTAGATTCTCTTACGAACATCATTGTCTGTCATCTCTCGGAAGTAATCCTGAGCGACTAACCATGCAAAGATGACAAGACACATTGCAAGGTCATCGTGACAACCGTCTTCTGCCTCCCACGACTGTTTCTTCTGAACAAATGTAGTTAGTTCGGCAATGATGTCGTAGTCGTTTGTATACAGTTTATCTTCTTCAATCAATGCCTTTAGGTTAGAACATCCAGTCTTCTTAACCGCAGCAGTCATTCTGACTCCCATCTGGGTTTTCTTACCAGAGAACCCAGATCCAACAATTTGACCTGCTCTACCTCTCATAGAACACATCAGCATATTTTCATACTCTAGATCATATTGTAAGATACTGGCAACCTGCTCACCAATATCATTGACTTCTACTAAAACATACGCATCATTATATGCCTTTGCCATTTCCAAAATAATGCTTGGGAAAAGCATAGGTTTAATTTCATTATTCTTGTATCTTGCTACAGTCTTATATGGAAAATTAGTGATATCAAAAACTACAAAGGCACTATAGTCATGGTCAATACCCCTAGCAGTATCAACCGTAATAATATAGTTCTTCTCCTCTTCGGGTTCCTCATAGACTACAAGACCCTTACCATTGTTTTTGATCGGATCCTCAAAAACAAGATTTCTTAATTTAGATACACTAATCAGCGTATCAACAGATCCAAGGAATTCGCACTCGAACTCAACCTTGAACTGCTGCTCAGATGTGTTAGCAATGGTCTGTGCCTTCCATGCTGCATCCCTACCAGGGACCTCAGACCAGTGAACCTCTGTTGCTGTATATTCGTTCTTTCCCCTCTGAGCATCGTGCCAGTATCTGTAAAAATGGTTCATACCATGAGGGGTAGAAACCATAATTACTTTTGTTGTTTTACCAGAAGTAATAGTAGGATAAACAGAACTAAAGAATTGCTCTGCAATATGGTTTGGAACGAACGCAAACTCATCGAGGAAGATGATGTTAAACGACATACCTCGGACAGCAGACGCAGATGTAGAAGCTGCCAATATCTTACTGCCATTCTCTAACTCGATAGAACCTTTATTCCAGGATATAATACCCTGTTGCATCAATTTTGGCAAGTTCTCATACGCAGTTGCTAACCTTCCTAACAATTCTCTAGCAGTCGCTGCTTTGTTAGCAAGGATGCCAACATTGACACTATCATTAAAGACGATATAATGTAGGAGAAATGCCACGCAAGTAGTAGACTTACCAGTCTGCCGTGGCATCTTACAGATATTAAATCTCTTCTCGTGGAAGTTCCGAATCTACTTCTCTTGGAAGTCGTACATATCAAATCCAACCAGACCTTCGTCCAAAGAAACGATCTTTACATAGTTTCTGGCAAAGTATACTGGATCATCCTTACATAGCAAATACTCTTGAATATCTTCCTGAGAAAATTCTACAGCAGTATTTGCTCTTTTTAGGTTAGGATTACCAAGATAAATGTCTTCAGGCATATCACTCCTTCATTTCATCCCACGAAATTTTAAGAATAGTGTAAACACACCATCCAGTAAAAGCTAATCCACAACACAGGAGAATAATCACACTCCATACAGGAGACTGTGTATCAATCATGCCTTTTACTAAATGGTTCCCAGTGTTCCCACTTGTATTTATGGATCGCCCAAATACCCATGATTGGCACAACAATCAAGGCATATCCAAGTATGCCTAGGGTGATTGGATTTTCCATCACCCACCTTGCGATTGGTCCCATTTTTCTTTAAAATACATGTCTACATTATATAAACAATCTAGAGGTACTGTGTCTTTCTGTGTTGCCCATTCAACACAAAACCCAAGCATCATTTCAGTGACCTTGGGTACTCCATATATTCTTGAGAATGAAGATGCTGCAAAATGATACCGCTGTCTAATGTGCGGTTCCATTTCCTTTATAATCATCGGATTCATAGTAGTGTCCTTTCTTTGAACCGAAGTAGAGTGTTGTCAGCACAAATGGAATTGCAATAATTGCAAGTGCTTTTCCTAACAAGTGTTCCATTATTGGTCTATCCCAAGTTCCTTTAAGTAATCGATCCACCATTGGGGTTCTTTGTTCCTTTTCCATTGCGGAACCTCCAGTCCCTTTTCAGAATAATATTCAAATAGAGCATTATCGATAATCTGTGCGATCTC